GCAAGTTTGTGGGGTATTGACATAAGGATTTGTTTCCATTAGACTATGGTTACATAGTAACCAAGTCGTCCCCACCGGGGGGGCGGCGTCAGGAACTTACCAGGCCGGTAAGTTCGGGAAGGGAGTGAGGATGTACCACGAAGTGGAAAGGGTTGCCGACCTCATGGACGGTGCCGACATGGTGTACGCCTTGTGCGGCACGGCCTTGTGGGAGGTGCCGGAGCATGGGCCACGGCATGTGTCGATGGCTCCGTGTTCCCGGTGCATCACGATCAAGATGGACAAGGTGGGGGCGTTCGGGGATGGTGCCGGATGGTAACCGTCGATGGGGTGCCGTTGGACGAAGCGTCCGGCGTCACGGACGAAAATCTGAGGGGCACGCCGGTGTCGGTGGTTCGCAATGTGCGGGTGTCGGCTCCGTGGGTGTCGCCGGGGCGTCGGCGGGCGTCGCGGGTGCGGGTGTCGTGGGATCTCGCGATCCTGCGGGAGCGGGCGGCGCGGTTGGCGGGTGAAGGTGAGTAACTGGAACTTATCAGCCTGATAAGTTCCCTGACTGAAAGGGTAAGGCTATGCCAGAGTGGGAAACGATTCCGTCCCGCATCTACGATGTGGAGCAGTACCAGCAGGGCGTGACGATGGTGAACGGGAAACCGTTCGAGGTCCACGGCGAGGTGGATACGAACCGGTGGTTGGTGGAGTGGGAGGACGCCCAGTGAGTATTCCTGACTTCTTCGACTTCTACGAGTGGTTCCAAAAGAGCCGCGGGGACATCATGGCGGTGCAGGGATGGAGGGAAGGTCAGACGTTGTACAACACGTTGGCCGTCTTCCATCCTGAGGCGGCGAAGAGGCTGCTGGGTTCCCTGGTTGACCCGTTCCACAGGGAGGTGCTCGCGCCTGAAACGTGGGAGTTCATCATGGAGAACTGGGAGGACGCGCAGTGAGCGACACCCCGATCCTGCACAACGTCGACCTTGGCGATGGTCGGCACCTGACTATCAACATTTCCCACGAGGGCATCATCATGGATGTGTGGGGGAGTCATGAGCCGGGGACCGAACCTTGGACGAACAACGAAACAGGGATCGACCACACCCACCTTGGCACCGCCGGGATGATGTTCGAGGAATGGGCCGACTGGGTGCAGACCCGGATCGACCCGACCCTGAAAATCGGAGAGAGCGCACTATGACCATCCACCGGGACGCCGCCTACGTCAAGAACCCGAACTTCTGTCCATCGTAGTTGGTTCTCTATGGAAAGGGTAATGTTATGGAGTGTTTAGCGGCGGCGCGTGGAGCGTCGCGTCGAACCCGGAACTACATGAATCAGGGTGTGCGACTGCTGCGTGTCAAGGGCGACAGGGCGCTTGTTGGGGATCATGATGGTCGACCGGTCGCGTGGATTCCGGTTTCTGAAATCAGGGAGTTGCCCGCTTGGGCAGAAAGGGGAGTGTGATGAGTGAGCAGCGTATCGTTGCGTGGACGGTGTCGCCGGATCTACATGGAGGCCCGAGCATGATCAGCGTAATCAGAGGCGACCGTAAGGTCGAATGGGTAGACACCGGGGAAGGTTTCTTCGGAGACTACGACCCGAGCGATCCTGACGACGTAGCGTTGCTACGTTTCGACGTTCTTTATCTAGACGAGGATTCATGTGTTTGGGAATACATGGATGATGCGTCTTACTGCACGCAGATGCCAGCGGATTCGTCCGAGGACATTCTACGTCGGGGAGCCGAGATCATCATGAACGCAACATACGGCAAGAGCAGCATAAAGAAGATTTGCGAAGAACTATCGTGGATCGCGCCGGGATGGTGTGTGGAGCCGGATGATGGCGGTGTTTGTACGGGTTGCCGGGAGGACTATGAGAACGAATGGTTGTGGGGGTCGTGATGTGTTACACGATTGTTGATGTGTTCACAGCGTTGTGGTTTGGATGGTTGATCGGAGCGTTTTGGGATGACATTCGTGGATTGTTTTCCCGGGTTGATGTTCCGGTGCGTCGCCCGTATGATTGGGAGGTAGATGGATAGAAGTAGAATATCCTGAACTTATCAGCCTGATAAGTTCACCAACTGAAAGGGGCAACATGATTGACGGTAATGGTGTAGTTTACGATTCAGAATTGCATACGTTCTGCTCTCGTTGTGAGAGGATGGTGAAGCGGGCTTGGAAGGGTGCTGGCCCAAACCAAATACATGAGGGCATTTCCGTCGAAGTGTATGGCTACGACGGTGGATTCTTTGACACCCTGTTCTTCGCTGATGAGAAGCCGTTGTTTTTCAAACTATGCAAGGCGTGTTCGGTTTGGTTGGCGAACGAATTGCCGGGTATTTGGGAGGCGCGTAATGGTTCCGAGTGAAGATTTGCTGACGGTCGGGCGCTTGCAGGCGTCGCGGGAGGAAATTGACCGAATCTTTGGCGATGAAGAAACGTACAACGCTTGTATGCGAATGGGCGACGATTGGGCCGAATGGCCAGAAAGGGGATAGGTTATGCCAAACTGGTGTTCTAACCAGATTAGGATTGAAGGCCCAAGCGGCCAGATATCAAAGTTTATGGAAGCCGTTCAATGTGATGAGAATGCGGTCAGGCTTGTGGATCTGATGCCCATGCCAAAGATTCTTGAGGGGACTTCCTCCCCAAGCCCAAAGTCTGCGATCTTTGACGAGGATGGCAAGCGTGCGGGGTGGGTTAGTGACCCTGACAATAAGCATTGGACCCCTGAGGTTTATGCGGAGCGAAAGGCGGAGCATGAGACTGCATGGGCCAAGTCAAAGGCGTGCATGGCTGCCACGGGTCATAGTGATTGGTATTCTTGGGCTACTTCTGATGAGAACTGGGGAACCAAGTGGGGGGATTCCGAAACTTACCTTGAGGCTGTTTCGGAATCTTGTGCATCTGGGCACTATGAGACTGCGTGGAGTCCATTGAGTGAAAACTTTTGGCTGCATGTTTCCCGAGAGTTCCCCGAACTAAGCATTGTCGTTTCATACCACGAGGAAGGCATGTGCTTTGAGGGGGGCATGGCGTTCAAGGGCGGCGAGTGCTATTATGATGAGTGTACGGAAGCGGCTTATCATGCCACCCGGGCGCACCTTGCCATAGAGGGGGCGTGAAGTAGGATATCCTAAATGGAAAGGGGATAGTTGTGCGAGACATGGTGCGTCATTTGATGACGCAAAACCTGGAGGTCCGCATTGTGGATGCGGACCGTGCCGCAGAGTGTCGTACACTCATGGCTGAGCATGCGGGGCATCGCGGCAAGATGTTGTTGACTTGGCCGGATTACAACAGCAAGTTGGCGAAGAGTGTGCGGCCTACTTACGGGTTGTCTTTGGCGCCGTCTACGGTGTCGGGTGAGTGGAATAACTGCCGGTATGCCACGAAGGGGTGTATCAAGGCGTGTTTGAACACTGCCGGTAAGGGTGCGTTTCCGGCGACGCAGCAGGGGCGGGTGTGGAAAACGTTGTTCCTGGGGGCGGAGCCGCAGGCGTTTCTAGACTTGCTGATCTATGAAATCAATCAGGCGGTGCGCCGGGATGGGGCGATCAATGTGCGGCTGAATGTGCTATCTGATATCCCGTGGGAGCGCATCACCCCGGCGTTGTTTACGCTGTGGGGTGATGCGGTCAGGTTTTATGATTACACGAAGTGGCCGGATCGTGCCGGGTCGGATGTGTTGGATATTACGTTCTCGGCGTCGGAGCGCACCACTCACCAGAAGGTGGTGGGGCGCAGTCGGGCCGGTCAGAATGTTGCCATGGTGTTTGGCACGAAGGTGGGGCAGCCGTTGCCGTTGTCGTGGCATGGGGTGCCGGTCGTGGATGGTGACGAGTCGGATGATCGCACGTTGGATGCTCGTGGGGTGATCGTGGGGCTGCGGGCGAAGGGTCGGGCACGGGCGGATGTGTCGGGGTTCGTGCGGCGGGTTTGACATAGTTCTCCAGTTCAAGTACACTGGGGTTGATGAGCAAAGGAGGCTCAAATGGGCAATAGGATATCCTAGGTTGGTGAACAAACTTATCAGCCTGATAAGTTTGACAACAGAAAGGACAGGCATGAGTGAGGAAATCGTTTACACCAACATGGGGCATTCGTGGGAGCAAGCCCCGTCGGGGCATCGATGCCGGTTCTGCGGGATTCGGCCATACAGCCCAGATGCGAAATGGCAATGTCATGGCAAACGAGAAGAGGAGGAATGATGAGTGTCGGATGGTTGGATCGTCCCATCAAGTTTGACGGGACGGCAAAAGAGCGAAGCCAGAATCGTGCATCACATGCATGGGTGAGTGACGGCCCAGACGAGGCACCAATCTGTTTGGATTGTGATGTCAAATACTGGTATGTTAGTGCCGATTATGCTTGCGGGGTGGATGTGCCCCGTGAACGCGTCTACTATGAAGGAGAGTGGACATGAGCGAATCCGGGCATGTGCAAATGCTGCGCTGGTTGGAGAAGCAACCGCTGAAGGATCACATGGAGTGGCTGGGGGACGATCCTGTCGCCCAGGTAATGGCTAACCGACTGCGGTACTTTTATCGGGAAACTGAAAACAGGGAACCGTCGCTGGAAGACTTGTATGGTTCTATCACAAACGCCGACATTGTATTGGAGGATTATTACACAGATCACTGTAAAGAATACCGCTACTAATCCATGGAGGTAAACATGGACATCGAAAACATTACCCACACTAACGGCCATCCGTTTATCGAATCGGATGGCTATCAGGCCCCAGCGTCAGCATATAATGTTGCCGCTGAGGCACTTTTCCCAGTGGAGTACATTCCCTCCTCGTACGTTGACCCGCAGGGCATTCTCTGTGTGCCACGATACGAGTCAGGGAGATATGCTGGGGAGCCTCTGAATGTTTATGTTGTACGCAACGACACGAACGAGGCGTTGGGGTTGCATTCCGGCAAGTACGACAAGCGTGCCGACGGATACCAAACAGTGATTGAAACAGCAGAACGGCTGTTTCCCAATTCGGCAACGTCATGCACGTTGTTCGGGCAGGGTGAACGCATGCTGTTGACTCAGGACATTGGTGAAATCATTGATGTTGGGGGTGGCGATTCGTTGCTGCCTCAGATCGTGTGGACCTCGTCCCTGAATGGGACATGGTCCACATCGGTGCATCATGTGTCTCACCGGTTGTTTTGCGCCAACCAGTTGATTGACTCTTCTGCCTTGTGGAAGGTTCGTCGTACCCGCAATCATGGCAGCATGGTTGAGATTCGTGCCGAGATTCTGCGTAAGTCGCAGGAGCGGGCGCAGGCACAGGCTCAGATTGCACGAGTGTTGTCTGATCAGGATTACACAAACGAGCAGTTCTACAGTTTGGTGGAACGGTTGACTCCGTTTGAGGATGATGATTCAGAACGGAAGAAGAATCAGGCGTTGCGGACTCGTGCTTCCATGCATGCAATGTGGAAGGAAGAGGTGCAGGCTTGGGGCAAGTTGGGAACCGGCTTTCAGTACTACGGTAACCGTTGGTTGGCTTACAACGCAGTGCAGGGTGCAGAGCAACATCGTGTGAATGCCAGGTTCAAGCGTGGCGAGGAGCATCGCTTGAGCAGCCTGATGAAGAGTGTTGAAGGCAAAACGCCTTTGGCTGACAAGGCCCACGCCTTGCTGGTAATGGGCAAGTAATCTAAGATACCCTGAACTTATCAGCCTGATAAGTTCACCAACAGATAGGAGAAACATTATGATTGGGGCAACTGTAAAAGAGTTGACAGAACACTACAGGCTAGGAGATGGCACTGTCCGCTACTGGATCAAGGAATGGGATGATTCAACGGATCATCCATTCCCGAAGCCCTTTGCGAAGGTGCAGTTCCGTGTCGATAACCCGTGGGGGTGGACACGCCACCGTCCGGTGTATCGCCTCCATGAAGTGTCTGAGTGGCGCAACGGACTGCGTGCGGCCCAGAAGCGGAAGCGTCAGCGGAAAGCGTTGCGTGCCCAGTGGGAGCGTCCCGTCCTGACGTTGCAGCCGATAGATTCAAGGCCGTTGGAGGACGCGTTGGCGAAGATCAAGGCACTCCGAGCGGAGTTGGAGCAGGTAAAGGTTCAGGTTGCAGGCAAGCCTGTGGACTGGCCGCAAAACTTTTAGGAGAAACATATGAATGGGGAGTTCAAGGATCTAAACACGATCACTGTGCGAATGGATTGCAACACATGCCGACGGCAGGATGTTGCAATCGTGGACAAACCCCGCTATGCTCAGTACATGACCACGCGGTCAACGGTGCAGGAAATCTTTGGGGATCTAACCCCGGAGGAACGAGACATCCTGATGTTGCACAAGAAGCGGGATGACCCGTTTCTGCAACGGTTCCAACCGGAACCTGGATATGTTCCGTACATGTGTCCTCACTGTTACGACCGCATGGCAGAAGAATTGGGAGAGGAGTACGAATGATGATTGTGCTAAACAATAACCACACGCCTTTGGCGTGGTCGGTTAGATTGGGCGGCAACGGTTTGCGAAACTATATTGGAACCGTTCTCGCTGAACACCGTCACCCGCATCCGTTTGTGGTGTGGGGCATGGCGTCCGATGATGGAACCAACTGGGATTGCTTCCAGGGAGATTATTTGACAAACATTCATCAGGCACAAAAGGTCTTTGCCGAGAGGGCAAGGAAAGATCCTGGGGAACCGCTTCAGGAACGCAACTACATCAAGGAGATTAGCAATGGCTAAGACACTCACTGAATTCCCACAGACCCGGCGTGGCCGGGTCGAAGCCTACCCGTGGGCCGATTGGTTCAACGGGGAGATTCACCTGCTGGAGAAGGGCATCGACTTCGATGTGGACCCGAAGAACTTCCGTGCTTCGGCCTACATCGCAGCCAAGCGTCACGGTCTGAAGATTCGGGCTGCGCTGCTGGAGGATGCAATCGCCGTTCAGGTGCTGGACTCGCTTGACTAGGCGAGGCAAAACGTTCACTCATGGCCTCACCGGGTATGCGTCACACAGATGCCGCTGCGATGTGTGCAAGGCCGCAAAGCGAACGTACGAAGAGCATCTGCGGAAGCGGCGCAAATTACCGCCTCAGCCGGTGATGACCAGCGTGCAGCATGATACACTCACTAGGGGTGAGTTGTATCGGCTGCGTGGCTGGGACTGAAAGATCGTGTGGGGGTCGGGGGCTTTACTCCTTTCACCCCGGCCCCCACACACAAACCAGAAAGGCAACCAAATGAACAAGGAAACTGACGAGGCCACCCTTGAGATTGAAACAGCGATCATTGCGGTGCTAAGCAAACTGGTGGCAACCCAGGTCGCCATCGGCGACTTTTGCCACGATCTAGCGCACCTCGCTGCCGGAACAATGGACAAAATGGGGGAACTAATTCCCCCCGAAATAGCCGATTTGCTCACCGCTGAACCCGACGAAAATCCCGATAAAATCAGCGACGAAACGGACGATAATTCTGATTTCGGGAACGTGATTGCGATAACCCCGAACTGGCACCCCAGCCTGGAAACCGACCCGGCGGGGGACGGGGCGTGACGGAAGCCGGTGTACAACAACTAGTTACCGTCACCGTCACCCCCTTTAGGGGGGGTGACGGTGACGGGCCTCGTTACGGTCCCCCCCCTGTAGTCCCCCCCCACGGACGGTCCTTGACGACGGGACACCGGGGGTGCTACCGTGGATGACATGGCCGAAACGGATTGGGACAGCGCCCTGACGGAATTGATGAATGGCGACGAAGCGGGGCAAATCACTTTGGAATGGGGACACGAGGAAGCATTCACCATCGCCGGATTGTGGCTCGTGGCGGTTGATGCCGCCAGCGGCGGCGAGGCCGCAGCGGAGCAGGGGATTGAGTGCCCCGAGTTTGCCCTGACCTGCGATGCAATCGCAGCAGGTATTTTGCTAGCACTGAAGGGTGCCACCGCGATGCGAGAACAAGACATGGTTGAAGTCAACGAAGCGTTGGATAAGTTCAAACGAAAGTTGCTTGGCTAATGATCCACGAGGATGGCCGAATCGTATTGCGCCAGTCATGGCTGGGCACGCTCAGCATGTGTCCAGAAATGGCCCGCCAAGACATGCTGGGCATCAGCGAAAGCACCGAGTCCACATCAACGATGATCGGCACCGCCGTGCATCACGCCATTGAACAATGCCTGATGGAACAAATGCAAACAGGGGATCCGCTGTCCCGCAAGGAAACAGTGGATGCCGCCATGTCGTATTGGGAAGACAACCATCACATTATTGCCCGCTGGAACCGCACCGCCGATGATGCGGTGGAAACGATCCCAGCGAACGTAAAAGCATGGTGGGATCAGGTGCGACCAGAGATTCAACCGTTGGCTGTCGAGCATCGGTTCGAACTCCCGCTGGTTGTTGACCACAAACCAGAGATATGGTTGCAGGGAACCATTGATTGTATTCAAGAGTTTCCACGGCCAGTCGTTGATTGGAAAAACCCTGCCCGCCGCCCCAGGGATGAATGGGAGAAGAAACGATGGTCGGTGCAAGCAGCCGCTTATACTTGGGCGGTTGCGACCGAATACGGACTGAACGAAGCGTTGCCGTTCCAGTTCGTGTATTTAGTAAAAGGGGAAGTGCATACCACTGAGGTGCGCTTCGGACCGGCAGAGTGGGCGAGTCTGGTTGCGCTTGCCCGCTCTGCCGGTGCCCTTATCAACGCAGACCTACCAGTGTGGCCGCTGAACATGGCAGGCTGGCATTGCTCCCCCAAATGGTGTGGTGCCTGGAAAACATGTCGTGGACGGTTCGCTGGCCCAGATCCCTTCAACCAACTATAGAAAGGCAAGGGAATGACAGAAACCAATAACACCGTGACGGTGTTTCGTAGGCAGGTGATTCAAACCGGCAAGTTTGAACCCGCTGAGGCGTCGTGCAGCGTAACCATTGCGCTGCCAGAGGGTTCCTCCATGGAGGATACCGCTAAGATGATTGCCGAGTGGGGAACTACGCTGGAAATCGCCAACTATGAGGCCCTGGGCGTTGGTTACGAACTGAATGAGCAGGGAGTTCGGATGCTTCAAAAAAGCATTCCCCGGAGCGACACGGCTGATCCCGTGGAAACATCGACGGCCGGGAATACAACCACCTCGTATGCCCCCAAGGGCACCGGAGGAGGAGGGCTGGCTGACCTGTGGCGAGACTTGATGAACAACCAGTCGGCGTGGTATTCACCCAACTGGCAGGACAAGTTGAACCCTGAGAAGCAGGTCAACCCGAACGGCCCGGATTACAAGCGCAAGGCAGACGGCAAGGGTATCTGGCTGTCGAAGAAGGACGGTACGCCGCTGATCCCTGATTGGTTCGTGTGCCCCTTCACCGGCAAGGTTGCCAAGGAACTGAATGATGTCGCAGGGCAGGTTCGTTCCTGATGGGCGCGGTCCTGAAGTCCACCGACGAGGTCGCTGAGCGACTCGCTGAGGCCCAGCAGGCCGCAGCGAGCGCCAGCGCCCCGGAGGATGCTTCGGAGGCCGCTACAGGGGCTGTGGGGCCGCCTGAGGGGAATGTTTCCGGTTCCCCCCAGCGGCCCCACCGCTTCGCTTTGACCTCCGCTGTTGTCGACAACCTGATCGGGTTCATTCGCAACCCGGCAGAACGCTGGTATCTGGGATTCCCAGAAATCGATTTGGCGACACGCGGCATCGGCAAAGGCGAAGTGTTTCTCTGCGTGGGTCGCAGTCACACCGGCAAATCGCAGGTGTTTCTCAACAGCATCGTACACAACCTAACGAACGATCCCGCCGCACACATTGTTATCTTCTCAGTGGATGAACCACGAGAACTTGTGGTGATGAAACTATTCTGTTTGCTGCAAGGCCGTTCATCCATCGAAGTGGAAGAAGCAATCAAAGCAGGCGACAAAGGGATGCTTGCCGACCTAGAACGTGCAGCCACCCACGAACTGTCACGAGTCGCAGTAGTTGACGAATCAATGACATTGGAATCAATGTCAGCAGCCATGGACGAAGCCCGTGCATGGTGGGGATGCGAAATATCGTTCTGCATGATCGACTACCTAGAACTGTTGCCCGGAGGCGAAGCAGACGCATCCGGGGTAACAGCCAAAGCACAAGCAGTGAAACGATGGGCGAAAATGCAACGAGTCCCCATCGGACTCGTACATCAGGCTGGCCGTACCGCCGGGGAACGAGGCAAACCAGCCGGTATCCACGCTGGCCGGTACGGCGGCGAACAGGAAGCGATCTTCGTAATGGAGGTGTATCGCAAAAAGGATCGCAGCGACCTCACCGACTGGGAAACCGAATACCACGCAAACTCCATCAACATGAATCTGTGCAAGAACAAGCGAACAGCGCGGCTCGTTGACCACACATTCTATCTGGACCCACAATGTGGACATGTTCACCCATATTGGGAAGAACTCATCCCAGAAGGGAACCGCGGTGGCGAAGAATTCTGATCCGATCAGATGCTGGTTCACCGGCGATCACCAATGGATACCAACAGACCCGTCGGAAACATGGATGTGGAAACAGTGCCGCAAATGCGGGGCATACGGCAATGCGGGACGCAGGGAATCTGATAATGTCAGTGACCAACCCTGAACAGCAAATAGCAAAGTTTGCCACGCTGTTTCGTGGCGGCAAAATCGCCACCGATGACCCAGACTCCAACATGGGGTTTCGGCCGTGGGAAAACCCGCAAGGCGGCTTTTACCCGGCCGACGGTGACGCCCTACAACACGCCTGCAAAGGCCACTTGGCTGAACGAGACTCTCCCATAGGCGTGTACCCGCTCGTGCTGGACGAGGACACTGACACCTACATGGTGTATTGGGGGTGCGTGGATTGGGACGACGGTGAAGAAGAGTCGCACATCCATGCGTTGAACACTCAGGAGGTGTTGCGTCAAACGGGGGTGATTTCGTGGGTGGAGCGTTCCCGTTCCAAAGGCTACCACCTGTGGGTATTCTTTCAGGAGGCGATTCCAGCCCGTAAAGTGCGGGAGGGTCTAATCGCTGTATGTAATGTTGTTGATGCCCCAACAAGGGAAGTAAACCCGAAGCAAATAGAACTAACGGGCAAAGGGTGGGGCAATGGCGTCAGGTTGCCGTACCCGTGTGGGCACCCAGAAGGCCGCAACGTTATTGTTGGCGAAAAGGGTGAACTATCGCTCAACACGTTTGTCGGACTGGCGCATGATACTCGCATCCCAGCGGAGCAATGGGATGCGGTCCATGCCTTGTATCGGCCTCCACGGCGCACGGCACCCCCAGAACGGCCCCTGTTGTCGTTGAGTGGCAGCCAGTTGACTGGGCTGGCTGGTGCGATTCGTCATGGGGGGCCACGTTCCACCGCAGAGAAAGTTGATGGCGACAGGTCAGCGACGCTGTATGCGTTGGCTTGCGCGATGTTTCGCCAGGGTTATGCGTCTGGGGATGTGTTGACAGAGTTAGAGTCAGCGGATCGCGATTGGGGCGGCAAGTTCGCCATGCGTATTGACGGGCGCAAGCGGCTGTGGGAAACAGTACAAAAGGCCAGAACCCATGCGTGGGAGCAACCAAAGGAAGGGAACTCATGAAAGACCGCGACGGTGACCCCGAATCGTGGATTGATCCCACCAAACAAGTCATGGCATGGGTTCACACCCCCACCAGCAAATGGCCAATCTACGAAAAAGAACACGGACTACTTAAACAAGCCCTGCAAGACAAAACCGTAACAGTAACAACACCATGGGGCACAGAAATCAAACCATGAAAGCACACACCGTAATCATCAACCAACGCCCCAAAGTAAAAGCACGCCCCCGCCACGCCAAAAATGGGCGAGTCTTCACCCCCAAAACAACACTAGAAGCCGAAGAACTCGTCGCCCAAGAATGGAACAAACAAATCGGGCAAACGCTAGAAGGCCCACTAGAAGTTGTGTTACAATACTCCCCAGCGGGCAGCATCATCACCGTCATGGAATCCCCCCACGACGCAACAACCCTCAGGGGAGACTTGGATAACTACGTCAAACTCACCCTAGATTCCCTAAACGGTGTAGCGTGGGGCGACGATTCACAAATCGTTCGCATCCACGCCGTCAAGGTAGACCGTGACAATCAAAGTTGAATTAGAACCCTGGGAATACGAATGGGCCACCCACGTTGGGATCAGAAGGTTCATTGAAAACTGGGAAAAGGCAGACGCAGCCCATTACGACCGCAACCGCATGGAAGACGACCGCACCGCCCAAGTTGCAGCCTGCATCGGGGAACTCGCCGTAGCCAAAACCATAAACGAATACTGGTCAGGCCATGTGTGGCCCGGCAACCGGCACGAAGAAAACAAAAGCAGAGCCGACGTAGGCCACAACATCGAAGTACGGCGTGTGCGAACATCCGACAACGCCGCTGTTAGGCGGCGTCAACTAGACAAAGGACTGGTTCTGTTTGTTGTACGTCCTGAGGCTCCTGAGTTCCGCAGCGTTGAAATGCTTGGGTTCATTGATCACGACGAAGCGTGGGAACTTGGAGAACCCTCCGGGTACGACAAGAAAAACACGCGAGTAATCGCCCCACAGCACCTCACATGTGTTACACTGTACTCCATGTGGAGCAACCAAGCAGCCATCCAGTAAGCATTATGACTGTTTGGAGAAGTAGTGAAGCGAAACCCTCGCCCAATACTGTTGGACGACCGGCGGGGCCGAAACAGAATATTTCATCAACGCGATGAAACAGAAATGGCTCAACTCATGCGGCTTGCCCCGTTTCAAGAGGCACTTCTGCCGTCGCTGGAAGCGACAGCGGCCCTCAAAGAAGCCATCGGTGAAGCAGTCGACGCATTGGGGGACGAAGAACAACTCATCTTCAATCTATTGTTTGTGGAGAGGCTCTCGCTGCGGCGCGCCGCAGAAATAATTCTCATCCCCAAAACGACCCTGGCGCGGCGACGAGACAAAATCAGGCGCAGGCTAATGCTGGATCTAGTGAACGAACCAGCGATTCAAGACTGGATGTATCGGGACTTCAGGATTCCGGCCAGTTTTGAAAACAATGAGAAATCATACCCATCAACGACCCCGCCCACATGGCGAACGTAGCGGTAGCCTCGTCAACACCGTCCATCCCGGCATAAAACGCAGCCAACAAACCCTGCGCCTCCTCCGGGTCAAACACCAACAACAAACCTAGTTCACCATTTTTTGTAAACTTAGCGTGAATGCCATCAGCGGTGTCAAACAAATGCGACCCGGCAACCAAATCTTCCTGAATTTCGTCAGCAACATACTCATACTCGGATACGAAATCATGCCACTTGGTGCCGTCGCCCACATCAACCCCGCAGTCGATGCTGAGCCGCAGTCTTCACAACACTAATCGCAGCACCAGCACCCGCAGCGGCGGCAGCCTCCCACGACGACAAATCAGTCACTACCAAAACCCCCAGAAAGGCTTCAACGGCAGTCCACACGGCCCGCTCAAACAAATCACGGTAATCCATTACTTCTTCTTCCCCTTACGGCTGTTCGACCTCGCATAATCATATGCGATGGCGGCAGCCTGATCGCGGCCATACCCCTCCGCAACCAACTTCCCAATGTTCTTGGAAATCGTTGCAGAGTCACGGCCCTTCTTCAACGGCATAATCAATACCTGGGTTTACGCGGCTTTCGCTTCTTCGCCATCAGCGACCAAATGAACGCGGACCCTGAGCGGCATTCCCCAAACCCATCGAACGCAGCCTCTTCGCATCCGACTTTGCCTTCACCGACATGTCCCACATGTTTTCCGACGAAGACGAATCATGCGGCTGATCATCCGGGGACCCAAAAGTTTCCTCAAACGAATCGTAACCCTTACCCTTCGGCACAACAATCTCCTCACATAATAAACAGGGCAGCGAAAGTATTTCCGCCTACAACCCCATCAACCTTCAAAAAGCCCACACTGCGCTGAAATGCCTTCACCGCAGACTGGGTTCTACGCCCAAATATCCCATCAGCCGGACCCGGATCAAAACCCCTGCGTTTCAACGCCTTCTGCGTTTCACGCACAGCCTCCCCCCTGGACCGCCGCCAACGAGACAACGGGCGACCCGTTACCTGAATCCGCAGATCCTCAATATAACGACCAATACCGTCCCAATCGACGCCATGCGGGGAATGTGCAACATCCATGCCGCCTTCAACCCAGTCGCCCAGGAAACTACCAGGACACTCCGTCGCCTTATAGCGACGGTGTGTCCGCACAAACCCATCCCCGAACCGGGCCTTCGCTTCCCCCACAACCGTCAGAAACGCCCTCTGAGCGGCCTCTGGCAGCGTCTGAGAGCCGAACCCGATGTAGCACACCGAAACCGTCTTACGGTCCACCAGCCAGCCTGTAGCGCCTCCTACGGCGTCCCAGCCGCGGCCCTCATAAATGGTTCCGTGATGGTCGATCAGCCAGTTGTACGCGATGGCGTTCCAGCCGCGCACATCCATATGATGCGCTTCGGCGGCATGCAAACCTGCAATGCCTGCACCACCGGCCGTGTGATGCACGACAATGCCTTTGACGCTGCGAGGGTGCAGCGTGGTCCAGCCGCGTTTCGGGGGTCTGGCACCCCATCCGGTTCGGGAAATATAGTCCATATCAGTAACGCGTTTTGTCCCGTCAGCGGACACGACCCTCAATGTCACGGGCCTCCTGCTGTCGCAACGACCGTTCAATCGAATCGCGAATCACCTGATTCCGTTGATCAAACGGCGTGTTGATCCGCACGTTCAACCCCGCCAACGTCGACACCAGCGTCTGAATATACCGTTCCTGATAGCGGCGCTCATTCGGGATGACGCGCCGCCACCGGCCCAAATACGGCAACAAATTGTCGATAACGGCAATGTGGTCATCTTTCATTTTCCACTCGCCCTTGCTGTTTTTCCGCGCCCAACCGATAGCCTCCAAGGCTGGCATCAAAAACGGAACCTTCTCATGCAATACCGGAACCTGCTGATACCGACCCGTGTACGGGATCGAACCAAAAATTTGTTTCCCAGCCCAATACTCAATCGGCACCTTCAACATGGGCGACGCAGAAGAAACCAAATGCTCCAACGCCTCGCCAGTTCCCTGAGCAGTGGGGTCCAGGCGCAGCAAATCTTGGAACGGCAAATCAGGAACCGTGTACGCCTGATCGCCACCAATGCTGAACGGCAACTGGATCCCGAACGGCTTCAAGAAATGATCAGGAACAACGCCTTCGCGTTCCTCGCCGTGTTCCAGGTTGCGTTTGATGGACAGCAGGCGGTTGTAACGAGCCGGATGCTGGGCCATCATCGACAACTGCAACGGAATATTGTTACGAGTCCAAGTATAGAACGGGAATATTCGTTTCCCAACCTCGTGTTCAAACTTAGACAAATCGCCGTAGTTGAAATGCAACCGGTAAACACGCCCCAAAGAATCACCCAGCGAGTCACCAACCCTCAAAGAATACAACCCGGTCGCCAACCGCAATGTTTCCTCAGCGAACGTGTTCGCATGCCGAACACTGGAATACAACACAAACCCGGCATCCATCGGGTTGAAGTTCACCCGAACACCATGAGCGGCACCACCCTTGGTGCCAACAATCCACTCCAAACGGCCACCACGCCGCAGATTGGTTTCCACAGCAGACGCAGCCTGACCGCCAGCATGAGCGCCAACCTCCAGCAACTCAACCATGTCGGTCCACTTGGCTTTCTCCGGGTTCTTCGCAGCCAACGTTCGGGCACCGGCGAGAAGATCGCCGCCGCCCTCAGAATACGCGGCACGCACCATAAGGGCAGTCCTGAAAGTTTCATTCAACGGAATGCCATCAATCCACATGTTGAACATGCCGCCCATTAGGTTACGAGACACAAACCCTGGGGTCGCAACCATCTGAGCCTTCAACCAGTTATGCATACGATCATACGCCTTGAGGAACCCCTTGGCCTGATGCCGATCATTCATCTTCTGAGTAGCCAACATGGCGTAAGTAAACTGATCAGCAAACTCTTGATCACCAACAATGCGCCAAGAACCCCACATGCGCTCAGCGTCATCCCACAACCCCTGCAACATCTCCGGGGTAACATTCTCCAGATTGACATCGCCGCCAAACGAATTCAAATTGAACGTGCCACCCTTTGGAGGGCGACCCAATTGGTCGGCAATGTCCTGCGCCTTACGGGCAGCGTCGCGTTCTATCGAAGCCAATTCCATTTCCATTGCGACACGCTTAGCCTCTATCTCCAACACCTGCTTCTCAGCAGCCAAAATGCGGGCAGTGCGTTTGCTGCCTGCGGCGAACGCCGCCCTCTGGTTTCGCAGCAACGCAGCCTCAATCTGCTCCAACCGGGCCATCTTATTGGCGAGGGTTTGCTGCATTTCTTCAATGACAGCAAACCCGGCAGCACGATTAGCGTGGAAATCCATGCCGTCCAAAATGCGACCCAGCGACATCAAATCACCCAGGTTTTCCTCAACCCCCGCACGAGAAGCAGGATCACGAGGCAAACTTTTTACCTGCTCCTCCACCCAGTTGCGCCACCCACGCGAACGAGGTGATGGGGCGAACCCGCCAGAAGCCGCAGTCCATTCGTCGGCCATTTGCTGATACGGGCCATAAAACGCGCCGCCAGCATCATCAGCGGCTTGCGGGATCACACTGCCACGAGCAATACGAGCGCCCAAATTACGAGACTGAGCATCCCAACGACCCATAATATCCAACAAAGACTGTCGGAACCCCTCCGGCAACTGCAACCCCAACGACAACTCATGCCGCAACACCGACTCCAACTGATTGAACTCATTGATCAACCGAACAAACCCACGAACAGACTCAAACCGTGGATCAGCCAACGCAGCAGTCGTAAACCTGCCAGCCATCAACGCAGGAGGAGCAGCCTCCACATACGGCCCCATCAACGTAGCCGTCGTATCCGGCGAACCATCCGGCTTCACGCGACCCCCCTGCGAACCACGAATCTCCCCCTCCGGGGTTGGATCCCGACGCACCACCGAAGAGCGCCGCGTATAAAAACCCTCATTCGTCATCACCGAATCATCAGCATTGCGGAAACCAGAACGAGACATCAACTCCCAACGATCCAACGCCGCCCGCTCATCGGCAATAATCTGCCGAATCGCCTCAGGAGTCTTCAAACGCAACTCAACCGGAAACGCCTCATCGTGAACATTCGTATCCAAAAACTTTTGCACCGAACGATTCACACGACCATCTGGACCCCACAAATACGGATGCCGGGAACCCTGAGCATGCATCCTCAAAGGCTTCGCCGCCAAATCAGCATCAACCAACACTGTTTGATCAACCCACGCCCACAACGCAGTCAAAAACTCGCGCTGATCATTCAAAGGAATCCCCGTCGAAACAGCACCCGCCGGAGCAGGCACATGCCCCACATGCAACTCCCACACCGCATCCCGCTTAGAGCCAACAACCCGAACCTCAGCCCTGGCCCCAATCTTCTTCTGGGCACGAGCCAATGCACGCCCAACCCGAACCAAAGACTCCCCATTCGGATAATTTGCACGCAACGCTGCCACCACAGCGTCCGTAAACGTTTCCAACGTTGGGGCAGCATAACCGCCAGCCCCCTGACGGGCCTCAGCCAACGTTTCAAACCGGAACCTGCCGAACCCGCGGCGCTGCTGCAACGCAGTCTCCAAAGACTGCAACCCCACCACCGTGCGGTCAGCCAACATCACAGACCGCAAATCATTCATCAAAGAAGGAACCAAAGCCTCCTCCAAAAACGCTATATCATCGCTTAGCATGGCAGCCATATTGTCAATCATCTCAACAATATCGTCACCAACAGCGCCAGCGCCAGACCGCTCCACAACGTCAACAACCGCCTGACGCATGCGAGGAATCGACTCCTCCACGGCCCGCTGAATAACCTCCAACCGCACCACCAGCGGCTCCAACTGCTCCAACAACGGAATAATATCGCGAACAGCGTTCACCACATTCTGCTGCTGCCGCAACGGTG